CATGAAAAATGTACGTCCGGTTATTGGGCAAATATCTGGCCGCCATTGGTTACGAACAGCCTTGGTTTCGGATAATTTTTCAGCGTGTTGTTTTACTTCCTCAAGCTCAACACGCAGCTTTCCTACCGTTAGCGCAATCTCCTCGTTCTCCTGGTCGCGCTGTTTAATGTATTGCTGGTTTCTTTCCCGTTCATCCAGCAGTGCCAGCACAACCTGAGGTGTGACTTTCATACGAAATGCTAGCAATTTTTGAGGCGTTGCTACTGTTTCAATTGCTACTGCCGCATCACGCAGTGCCTGATAGTCAATCTTGCTCACTGGTTGCCTCCTTTGTGGATCTGCGCTGCGATGCACGAAAAAAAAGATTCCCGCGTATGACAGTTAAGAGCTGGTGCGAAAGCCGCGTTAAGAACGGCAGCATCACAGCCGTCATCGATATAGAGCGCAATTTTTTTCTCCAGGCGCGCTTTGGCTTCCTGCAACTGCATACCCCGGCACGTACGCGGGATATACTCAGCAATTTGAGCGATAGATTTTTCGTTCTGTTTAAACATGCTTCACCTCGACAGGCTTGATTGTGTCGATCAGCAGTCTGCGGCGCGTATTTTCTGCAAAGTGGCGGCGTCCGGTTTCTTTGTGGTAAAACTCGTTTTTGCCGACGACCCACATCCGCTCTGTCTGGTGAAGTTTTTTTACCTGCGGGCCGTCTTTGGTGATCACAATGCCGGTATGGGTTTTTACGATTGTCATGCCACTACCTCTTCGAATTTCAACTCCAATTGGTCACCCCAGATTTCACATGATTCGGAACACGAACCAGTATCAAACCGCTTGGCCAGCACCATCGCTTGATACAAATTGCTGTAGTCGCTGTCGGCATACATCCTGGCAATCCCGTCAAGCGTCAGGTGACCACGGTACATAACGTCTTTACCTGTTCTGCGATGACCATCCCTGACGTGTTTGCCTGTAACCAGTTCATTAAAAACCCGCATCAGACCAGGTTCGTCTTTACATGCAAGCCCCAGCTTTTGCGTTGACTTTTTGATGCAGAAAACACAGTTCCCGAGGTGCTCCGGGATTTGCAAATCAAAAGGTTGTTTTCGCCACCACCGGATAACATCCGACTTATCAAAATCTGACAGTTCGGCAAGATACCGGACGCCCGGTTTCGGTTTCAGCCTACGGGGTTCGTCTGCACGAATACCCAGCCACGTGATGTAGTTCCCTTGTCCGAAATGGTCATCGCAGTATTTTGTGAAGGGGGTGAGTTTTAATCTGTCAGTGCAGAACGCGCCGCCGATGTATGGCGTGCCATATTTTTTTACCATGTCCATAAACGGTTTAAGCACCGGCATTCGCGTCTGAATATCCTTTGGTTCCCATTCCGTATAACCATTTGGCTGCCCAAGCTCTGGATTTATATCGACCTGCAACACGGTTAGCGGAATATCCCAGAACTTCACAACCTCCCGAATAAATCGGTACGTCAGCGGGTGTTCACATCCCGTATCCATGAGTATGTAATGAACGTTTTCACCAGCTTTTCTGCGTTGCTCCATAAGGTGGACGAGGTACGCCGATGTCCGACCGCCTGAAAAACTCACAACATGATGAGTGCTCATTTCTTCGTCTCGTTACGGGGAGGGGGTTAAATAGGTGGTAAGCTGGAATTGCCGGATGTTTACCCGTGTCCGGGGTACGACCTCACGTTGCAGCGTACGAGAATAGACTATTGCTCAGTATCGTTTGATGTCGGCTGAGGATATTCGCCTTGCTCTTGTAACAGAGTTAGAAGAATGGAAAACCCCTCACGATGTGATGATTGATGAGTGTCTCTCCCGGAATGATTGATGTTGTTAAACTCCAACATCGTGCTCCTGGCGATAGCCTCAACGGTATTCCAGAATACTAATACCTCTGTTTTCTGCTCTGTTTTATCAGCAACAGGAAGTTTGATATTTTGTTGAAATTTATTAATGCAACCATTTTGAATATGTTCCTCGTGCTTTTCATTGCCATAAGCATACAGCCCGACAAAAACATCTCGCACGTTACGGGATATATTTTCCAGATTCGCCTTTGGTTCCTTTGTTAAATCAAGCACCGATAAATGGGCTTTAAGCGTATCCGCAGCTATTTTCTGAATATCCGCTGGTAAATCTTTAAATTGCATAGTATACCCTCCAAGAACTGTGTATTTTCTCGTGAAATATGAGCGATATGTCGTGACGTCCCTGTCACAGATTTCATCACACTGAGAACGTGCCGATGAAGGTTAAGATATCTTCTTCTTCGAAACGCTCTTTCAGCAGGTCACGGAACTCTTTGGCAATTTCTTCTTCCGCAGCTTCAACACGCACGATACGTAGCACCAGAACAGGCTGTTCGCTTGTCAGAATGCTTAATCGCAGCGTGAATTCCCTGTTGCCCAGGCCCTCGTATGGGATGCATTCAAAGCGGAAAGTGGCAGGCATGATTTCTTTGCTTTTAGCCTCCACGGACTCCATGACTGAGCGGCTACCGCTGAAGTTTTGCTCTTCATATTCAGCACTGCGTTTTGCGTCGATGGTAAGACGACGGATAGCAGAGATAGCCTGTTTGATATCCAGCACATTACCGTCGCTGTCATAGGCTGTGAGGAAGTCGGCCCAGTCTTCCAGCCATTCAGCGAGAGATTTCTGGAGTTGTCTTTTGCCGTCCACGTCACGTAATGCGCGATATGGTGATGTGGCTTTCAGTTCCAGCAGTGCCTTGTTGTCAGCGTGTCCAGGTTGCTCTAGAGTGCCGATATTGAACACAGTGACTGCTTTCATCGTTTCCGCGTTAATGAAGCAGCGGGAGCACTCATCGGCATACCCTTTGCTGTATTCAACAAAGTCATCAATACTGGTTGTGGTCATGACTCCACGGAAACGAAAACGTTCTGTCATGAATCGTTCCAGACTTTCGATATTTACATTGTCCGGCAATAACGCAACAGGGCATTCCGTAAGCGGCAAATTTTCACCAGAAAAAGCAGTAGTGGTGAGTTTTACAATTTCTTTAATGGCATTGCTATCTAACTGAGACATGTATATTTACCTTTAATTTATGGATTTAGGGATAATGCGCGAGCGTTTTAAGGCGGGGATTATTCAGCGTAAAACAGCGTCATGTTGACCCTGTTTATCGAAAAGCTGTCCCTGGTCTTTCTGGAACAAAGTAAGCTCACCACCTTTATTTACAAACATCGGGGTGTTAGTTGTGTCTTCTTCTGATTTACTACCACGCATTGTCGGGCGTGTGAATTTTAGTTTATGGGAAACTGATACGCGATTTTCATCAAGTGAAGATAATTCGAATTCAACACATACCTTTCCTTTTTTGTTTGTGCTGTTTACGCCAAAGGCAACTTCACTTAATACCGCACCAAGTTTGTTAACAAATACCCCGCCGTCGAGGTCGTTAATGAAAATATTAACATCAGTTTGATGCTGGTTCATATTAATATCTCCGTGTAGAGGTGTGTTAAGGCTTCAGTTGTTCACTGCATTTAAAGCCTGGTTTTGTTTGTGAATTAAAAACTATCGCTGCCGTACTGCCAGTAACCTGGGTCGTCCGTGTGATTCGGGTTTACGTTTTTTCTGCGATTGTCTTTGTCTTTGAGAGTGGAAACCATATTTGCTACCGTTTCTGGTTTCTTTCCTTCAGCTTTTTCTTTCAGTGTCTGCCCTGTTTCTGCAATGAATGGAATGCGGATTTCCATCTGGTAACCGTCTGCGCCAGTCTTTCTGTTTGTGGTTAATACTTTCTGGAGGACGAGTCCGATTTTCTTTCCGTGAAACTCAGGTGCAACATATTTACTGACGGAAACCATATGCTGCGTTAACTGCCCAATTCCTGTGCATCCCATCATGGCGTGAATAATGCTCGCCCCAAATTTATTTTCAGTGCCGTCATTCTTCTGAACACAAACACTGAGATACTGGATTTTCCGTCCGTCGTCGGATTCTCCAGAAAACTCAATGAATCGGGCACCTTTTTCTGATTGCTTGAGTTCTGCTTCGGTGATGTTAATGATATGCGCACCCGTTTCGGTAATAAAACCACCTTGTCCGGCGGTCAGTGCTGATTCTTCGTTATAAGTAAAAATCACTTCATCCATTAGTTATTAACCCCCCATTGTTCTCCAAATACAAAACCAATTTCCGCCAGTGCTTCGTCCATTTTGTCGATAAACTCCGGCACCATCTCATCAAAACTCGCCATGTACTTTTCATCCCGTTCGACCACGACATAATGCAGGCCTTCACGCTTCATGCGTGGGTCGTAGTTGGCGAAGTACCAGGCGTCCTTGTCTGTAACCCACATGCTGAATTGCACCTGGGCCATGTAAGCAGGCTTGATAGCGTCAAAGCCGCCAAGCCGGAATTTCATGAAGTCGCGGGAAGTAAAAGGGCATTTAAGCTCAAGACCGTTACCATCGCTGCATAAACCATCGGGAGAGCAGGCGGTGCGCATGCTTTCGTCACGAAAAATTATGGGTGTTTCCGAGACGGTAACATCCGCGATAAATTCAAAGAGGGCACGGGCATCATCTTCATATTGCTTTCCCCATGCGAGCGACTTAGCGTTAACTTCCGGTGCCACGCCAGTACAAACTTCAGCCAGCAGGGTGTGGAAGTATGACATTTTTGTATCAGGCCATTTGCTGCCGGAACGTGGCTTTGCTATCACATTGTGAACTTCTGAAGCAGTGATAACACCGAGTCTCAGCTTGTGCCATCCATCATCGCCCTGGTCGAGGCTGGTAATATCCACGCCAGTTCGCTGGAGAATAATTTCTGGTGTCATGACACGGCCTCGCTGTTATTTTCCGTGGTGGCGTGAATTTTCGCTTCCGCCGTGGCCTTGTTTCTGGCAGCTTTCTTTTTGACAAAATCAAGCGTTTTGACAGCTTCTTCCTGACTGAGATATTCATGTGATGCAATCGTGCGACGGAATGTTTTGGAACATAAGGGAAGCAGGTCATCCCATGTCTTGTTAATTTCGGTGATTGCCTGAGTGATCTCATTGATAATCTCATCTGATGCGGGAGTGACGTCACGCTCAGGGATGTGATCAGCATTCAGGATGATACCTTCACCGGCCTGAGTGCTCAGGTAGTCGATAGCTGTATCCAGGCGATCGCGACGGGGCCAGTATTTGCTGGCGCGCTTAACAATGGCTTTTCTGGCCATTTCGTCGGGGAAGCTATCCCACGGGCTACTTCCTCCGTTATTTCCGGCTTTGCTGCACGCCCTGATGACCTCGATTTCCCTGTTGCTCATCTCTTCGGTCAGATAGTCGCCTTCGGATGTTTTTACGACACAATAACCGCCAATGCGTGCGCCCCTGTCTACGAATGGGTTGTATTTGTGCGTGGGGGCGCAGTCAATACCGTTGGACTCGTAAATGTCCTTCTCGTAAACAAGTTTGCATTGCCCCCACTGAATGGCTCCTGTGACCTGTGCCAGATGCAGAAGCCCCATATAACTGATATCCAGGCATACAGCCTTTTTTCGTGGGACCAGATACGCCAGCTTGCTGGCCGGGTTCAGGGTTATGCCGATGGCGGCAACATTGATGATAGCGTTCTGTGCGCTGGGCAGATTTGCCCGTGCTGTGTCAGCCAGAAAGGCATTTTTCTGGAATTGCTGAATTGCAAACTGACTTTCCTTCGCCCATGTCAGCGTCGGTTCAGTTAATGCCTCGCAGAATAAATGCTCTTGCTGTTTAACAAATTCAACGATATCGAACATTTTTTGGGTCCTGAAAATCAGAAAGGACAGGGGGAGAATTTTCTCTCCCATTCTTCTTCCGCCCGAGCATAGGCGATCGCTGAGATATAATCGTTGTACGCCTCTTCAGCTTTTTCGCCAGTGAGTGCCAGTTGGGCTTCTTTGGGTAAAAAAAGGCTGCTCATAAGCAATGGTTTATCGGGGAACATGCTGATAAGCTCCTGCGCCCGATCATCAATCCATTTATCCTTTTCATCCTGAATTTGCTGATTAGCCCAGCGACGCTCCTCTATGCGGTCGCAGGTGAGGTATGCGTTCATGGCGGAACTCCTGATTCCGGTTAATGCATTAAATTAATTTGTCGGGAAAGCTGACAGACAGGGCAGTTACATTCTTCCTCTTGCTCCTTAGCGAAGAAATATGCAGCGGCCTGTAATGCGATGTCTTCTGGATGTTCCGCGATAAACATAACATTGCCTTCCGTATCAATAACAGAAATAGCCTCATCAGGCAGGACGACAAAATAGGCGATGATTTTATCATCCATAAAAACTTCTCCCATTATCGTTTTCGCTGGCGTTATGACGCTTTTTACATTGATATTAATTTCTTGATTGAGCATGATATTTCCTTTCAGGCTGGTGAGATTAACGGTTGGCCTTTATTGTTCAGGTAAACTTCTATTGCATCTGAGATAATGCGAATTTTTTCAATCAGTGAATGTGCGTAAAGTGCATTATTAACGTTAGCTGACGCCATGTAATAACGCCCGTTGTAAAGAATTGCAGTGCCGGGTTTAACGTCCTCGCGAGAAACTAATGCGGTTCCGTAGTGAGGTTTGAGCATGACAAATCCTCCGGTTAATTAATCCAGATATTTAATTTAATCCCCGATATGTGGTCGGGGATGGGGTTAATTAAAGATTTACGTTGAAACCAAAGCGGGAAGACTTTTCCGATGTGCGGGAAATGTCCAGCAATTTACGGCGCATTTCTTCCGTCAGATGCTTGAAGGCGTTAAATTCGGCGACAGCGGCGTCAACGTTATAGCCTTTGCTGTGTAGCTCGTTGAGGATGCGCATAGTTGGGCTTGGCATATCAAAGAGCACGGAAGCATCAAGGCTGATAACCTTGCGATCAACATAGTTTATCGTGGCGTAGGGGTGATGCTCTGAAAACCACGATAAAGGAAAATTGATATTCATCGCAGGAGAAGACAGGGCCAGTTGTTTCTGTTCCCATAGTTGTTTTTCCATGCGATCGAATTCAGCAATGTAGGCTTCTTTGAAAGCGGCGGCTTTTTTACCAGTGAATCCCATCACCAGGAAGACGAATCCGTTTTTGGTGATTTGATAGGCGTTATAGGTATTGCCTCGGTGTTCAAATTTAACCCGCGAAAAGTTGCGGGTTAAGAATTGCTCAGAGCATTCGAGGGATTCTATTTTCTGAACAACATGGTGATGTTGCTTCTCAAAGAACTCTGCGATGTCAATTGACGTAGTGATGGCATTGCCGTTTTCAATAGTTACGGATGGGCGAGAAAGGGGAGAGATAGTAGCCATGATGGCAGCCTCCTTGATTGGTGATTGATAACCACCGCTGGAGGTGAGAAGCTCGCTGGCGGTGGACTGTACAGGGTTCTCACAACTGGCAATCAAGGGAACCAGCCCGACCGAAGTCGGCCCCATACAGCCCACCATTGATAAGATGTGCGTGTATGTTGATACAAAAAAAGACGCTGGCGCGTCTGTATCGCCTCGATTGTCAGCGGGGTGAGAATCCCGACACCCGTTTTATAAGGTGTTCGCCAAATATAGCCCCGACATCACACGCAGTCAATACCGTCCTTTCTCAGAAACGCTTTGGCGGTGCCGCCTGCACCCCAAAACATTCCCTGTATTTGGTCAGCGCCAACTTCCTGCCAGTGTTGCCCGTTCTCACGCCGTTCTCGCTCTCGCGCGGGGATACTCTCTCATCGACCGGATCGCACCCGATGATACAGCACGTTTACGTGTAGGGGTCTAAACAGGTCATTGACGCTGTAAAGCTCCAGATTGTTAAAGAGCATTTTGCGGCGGGTTAAGTCGCGCCGTACGACTGATTTATGTAGCCCTGTGTAAGGGCTCGATGTTTCTGGCTTGAAAGAAATATAACTTGCGGTGATTTTTATGTAAATACCGTTAGTGGTTATTGAGGGTGAAAAAATATTACTTAACTGATTTTTAAAGTGATTTATTTTTCAAGGGGGCGGTTAGCGGAGTGCGGTCAAAGAAAAACCGGCGCGGGCCGGTTACTCTATGTGAGATTTGGCGTGAGGGAAAAGCCCCCTGATAACACGAAGAAAAGCAGCGAACAGTCAAAGAGAACCCAGCGGGCTTGGTGGCTTTTGACAAAAACACTGCCTGTAACTATAATTAGTTGCAATGTAGCGAAGATGAGATTATGTGGGTATGGGGAAAGCAGATAAGCTACTGGAAAAGTTTTTAAACAGTAAAAAAACGTTTGAATGGGATGAGCTGGTCGTTTTGTTTTCCTCTCTGGGATATGTCAAAAAGGAAATGCAGGGCTCAAGAGTGCGGTTTTTCAATGCTGAAATCAACCACACCATATTAATGCATCGCCCACATCCAGAAAGTTATATTAAAGGTGGAACGCTGAAAGCGATTAAACAGAATCTGAAAGAGGCTGGGGTATTATGAAGCATCTAAAATATAAAGGATATTTAGGTACAGTAGAACCAGATTTTGAAAATAATATCCTGTACGGAAAACTGGCGTTTATTCGAGACCTGGTAACTTATGAGGCTTCTACATTAGCTGAACTGGAACAGGAGTTTAAGACATCGGTTGAGCTGTATTTGCAGTCTTGTGTGGAGGATGGAAAGGAGCCTGATACCCCGTTTAAAGGTGTGTTTAACGTCAGACTTGATCCAGAACTGCATCGTCGGGTCGCTGAAATGGCGATGGAAGAAGATTTATCACTGAACGCCTTTGTTAATAAGGCGCTGGAAAAAGAAGTCAACCATCACACAGGGGCTTAATGTTCCCTTCGTCTTTGACATCCTCACCGCCGAAGAATGGGGAATTTACGGCGCACTGGTAAATGGTGGGGCGAGCAGGAGGCAAACAAAACCCGGCACCAAGGCCGGGTTTTGTTATTGGTGCATTTGGCAGGTTGTAATATCTGGTCCATAAGCCAAAGTAAAAACAGGCTTGTTGATCAAGCCCATGTTCTTTAATGATTGAATCATTTTTCCTTGCTCGCTAACTTTTTGCTTGCTAAGTATTTCTTCCACTTGTTGTGTCAAGGATTTGTCTTTGTTCATTTATGGCTCACTTGATTGCGACTGCTCCCCGCCCGCATTGGGCGAGGGTTCTCGGAGATTTTTCGCTGAAAAAGGAAATAAAATAACCTCCTTGCAAGGTTATTGATATCATCCTGTGAGTTCAATCAAAAGTCTCATCATTCCACTGCGACTTGATGACCTTTCCGACAAACTGGCAGTTTTCGTTACACTCAATCATCTCGAATCGTGGGTTGAGTGGCTCCAGGTACGCTTTACCGCTCTCACGAATGAATCGTTTGAAGGTGAATTCATCGCCGTTCATTCGGGCCACGCAAAAATCGCCATCCTCAATCTCCCGTTCAGGGTCAACAAGTATCAGCATACCTTCAGGGAAGCTGGGTTTACCTCCCTGTGGCGCGGTCATTGAATGCCCCTTAACTTCCAGCCAGAACGACTTGTTACTGGCTTTTGTGGTGGTGGAGATCCATTTAATCGCATCCTTTGCGGTGTACGAAATATCATCCATTGTGAATGCGCCAGCCTGTACGCAGGAGAGTAACGGATATTCGTAAGCAGGGACACGAGTTAATGGCTCTTCAATCGCGAGCGCCATTTCTGCAATAGATTTTGCCAGGCTGGGGCTGAAATCTCCGACCTTTACATTCAGTAACTTAGCAAGCTGCGCTGCGTGACTGGCATTTATGGCGTTGATGCCAGCCATTAGCTGATTAACGGCACTTTGGGTAACACCTAGTTCATAGGCTAATGACTCCTGTGACAAGCCTAACTCTTTCTTTTTAGCGATGAAAATGCTTTTAAGACGCTTGGCGTCTTCCAGTTGCTCAGGGGTTAACGGTTTCTTTTTCATGTTCATACCATATCACCTTTGGTTATATGTAATGAAATATCTGCGGTGTTGACATTTTAATAACTGTGCGTAATGATGTGGACATTTGGAAGGAGTCAGTTATGGCGATGAAAAAAGAGACCCTGGCTGATTACGTATACAGGTTCGGTCAGAAGAAAGCCGCTAAGGACTTTGGTGTGGCGCAGAGCGCGATCAGTAAAGCGCTTCTCGTCGGACGTGAAATTTACGTCAAAACCTTTGATGACGGCAGAGTTGAGGCGGAAGAGGTTCGACCGTTCCCTGCGTTCGTAAGAGGTGATGATTAATCCTGGACACACAGCCCATCGGAGGTGTGAGTGAACAGGCAAATCAAAACGGTTATGCCCGATCAGTACTGTGATGCTGATCGGGACTGGATACAGGAGCAATTGTTACAGCTAGACCCGGCCACCAGGGTAAAAATTGCAGCAGAGTACGCGAGAGTGTACCAGGAAGAGTGGGACAAGGAGCCTGTATCGTTCAGGAAGGGCAACAGGGCAAGACGGAGCGCCAACACCCGGTTACGGGTGTATGTCCAGAAGTACGCGAGAGCCAGCCGTGGCTGGATGCTTTCGCCAGTAGCGGTACGGAAGTTTCCCCCGACACCATGATGGCGGTTAGTTGCGTCAGAAATAATTTCACATGCAACTAATTTCCTGAAAGGAAGCGAGGAGGGGGTAAGGGGGTGGAGTCGTTGGTAAGGCCTGTATCCCTTGGCCTAGGCCAGAAGGCAGGTACATAGGTTAGGTAGATCACTGTATAAGAGCGCGATAGTTTCTGGTGAAATAATTATCAAGCTAATTATTGAGTGATAAACTATGTCAGCAGCAATAAAATCGACACTGATCCGTACACTGAGCACTGTACCACTGAGAACAGAGGACCGTTACAGCTTTCTGGCTGATGTTGTAACGATCCTTGAGTCACAGGGAATGCATGTGGCAAGAGATGTCACAGTAAGAATCGATGGCAGAAATTTCCGTGTTGATATTCTCGCGACAGCAAAAACTGGTGGGAGTGTGGCTATTGAGATCGATCGTAGCTCTCCGCGACCCCGCTCAGTCATGAAATTGCGTGAATTGGCACGTCGTGGCACTGAAGGCTTTGTGTTGCTTCGAATGCCAAAGAAACTGACCAGTTATAGTGATGCTGGGATCGAGATCATCCCGGCGAATGGCAAGGGGGCGTCATGCTGAAAATCACCCCAAACTTTGCTCAGGAGCGCGGTTTAAACCAGCTGCGGCACCAGTGGAAACAGCATCGCACGTACCTGATGTATGCACCCACTGGCTCTGGCAAAACTGGTCTTGCAGCATTCGTCACCGCCGGAATGGTTGAACGTGGTATGCGAGTGATGTTTGTCTGTCCGTACACCATCCTGCTGAACCAGACAGCGGAACGTTTCACCGAATACGGTTTGCCGTGGGAAGAAATCAGTTTTGTATGGCGTGATCACCCTAACTATGACCCGTCACGACTGATTCAGATTGCCAGTGCCGACACGCTGATCCGTCGTGAGTTTCCTGACAACATCGATCTGCTGATCATCGATGAAGCACACATGAAGCGTCGTGCGTTACTTGAGGTTATCCGGGACAGAGACATCAGGGTTCTTGGACTTTCCGGCACCCCGTTCGCAGCCTGGATGGGGAAGTACTACGAATGCCTGATCAAGCCTACAACGATTCGTGAACTTATTCAGCGTGGTGATCTGAGCGATTATGAGTTTTTTGCCCCCTCAATGCCTGATCTGGCTGGCGTAAAAACCAGTAACACCGTATTTGGACGGGATTACAACGAGGAGCAGCTCGCATCCATCATGGGGAGTTCGGATCTGGTTGGCGATATCGTTCGCAACTGGCTTGAGAATGGCGAGGATTTACCGACGATTTGCTTCTGCGTGAACGTGGCTCATGCGAACTTTGTTACCCGTGAGTTTTTACAGTCTGGCATTGGCGCAGAGGTGATGACGGCAGATACCCCCCATGATGAACGGCAGGACATCATTCGCCGTTTTGAAGAGGGTGCGACCAAAATAATTGTCAACGTTGGCGTACTGGTTGCGGGATTTGACAGCGATGTTCGCTGCCTAATCTACGCCCGTCCGACCAAATCAGAAATCCGCTGGTTGCAGTGCATCGGGAGAGCGTTACGTACTGCGTCTGGTAAAAAACGCGCATTGATTTTCGACCATTCCGGTACGGTTCATCGGCTGGGCTTCCCCGAGGATATCGAGTATGACGAACTTCCGGGAAAAAATGACGGAATGAAAGCGTCTGCTGGCGGGAGTGAGGTTAAGGCTGAGAAACTTCCCAGGGAATGCCCCAAATGCCACTTCATGAAGCCTGCTGGCGTGCATATGTGTCCCAAATGTGGATTTCGTCCTCTTGGTGGTGATGACGTGGCGACAGATCGCGATCGTAAGCTTTCACGCGTCAACAAAGGGAAACGCGAATACAGCCGCGAGGAAAAGCAGCGTTGGTGGAGTGAGATCAAGGGGTATCAGAATTACCGCAACGCGACGGGTAAACCCCTGAGTGACGGATGGTGTGCTCATACCTACAAGGAGAAGTTCGGGGTTTGGCCCAAAGGATTCAGTAATGCGCCGCTGCAAACCTCAGTTGAAGTGTACAACTTCATCAAGTCAAAGACCATTGCCTATGCCAAAGGGCGCAAGAAAGCCATGACAGGAGGCCAGCATGCAGACTAAGAAGGCAGCGGTCGGGCATTGGGGGCGAATTTTTGAATATTACGGCATGCCTCCTGTTACTGGTGTGAAACATTACAACGGACCCTGCCCGATATGTGGTGCCAGAGGTAAATTTCGCTGTGATGATAAAGATGGCTCCGGTTCGTGGATTTGCGTCTGTGGTCACGGGGACGGGATGGAGTTGTTGCAACTTGCCACGGGTAAGCCCTGGGTGACGTTGTGTGATGAAATCGATCGGCTGATCGGAAATACCTGGAAGAGGGAGAAAGTCAGCCAGCCTGTAACAGAGATAAGCAGAAAGCGGAAGCTGGTCATGGATAAGTTCTCCAGACTTTCATGTCTGCGGGGCACAACAGGTGAGGCGTACCTGCAGGGGAGGGGAATACTCCAGTTACCGACCGAATCCGTGCGTTTCTGTGACCGTCAGATCGCCAGAGGGCGCGAATATCAGGCAATTTACGCCATTGCAACAGATGACAAAGGTTCTCTTTGCTATCTGCATCGTACGTTGCTGGATGGTGATCGCAAGGCGAATGTAGAGGCGGCTAAAAAAATGACCGCGCTACAGGAGTTGCCTGGTTTGCAGCATGCCAAATCGGTGGCAATACGCCTGTATCCGGTGTCGTCCACTCTGGGGATAGCCGAGGGTATCGAAACGGCGCTTTCATGCCGTCAAATATTCCGCTGCAATGTGTGGTCAACAATGAACTCCGGTTTTATGGAGAAGTTTATTGCACCACCAGGCGTTAATCACCTGATTATATTTGCTGACAATGATGCGCACGGCGCAGGTCTGGCGGCTGCCTTTAAATGTGGGCATAAGAATCTCATGAGTCGTAATGACGTTGAGAAGGTCAGTATTCGCTGGCCTGACTTGCCGGATTTTAACGACATGCTTATTCAGGGATGTGAAGCCCGTGAACATGTGCTGACGCGCAAATTCAAAGCGGAGGCTGCCTGATGGAAATAGAGATGATCAAGGCGGCTAATGGCGTATTTGTACCGGCGTATGAGCGCGATTTACCCCGACTGGCAAAATTTAAAAACGGTGAGCTGTATACACTGGAAGCAAAACTTACCCGTAACCCATCTTTTCACCGGAAGATGTTCGCTTTTCTTAATTTCTGCTTTCAGTACTGGTGCGCTGAACATGCTGGATACGAATTCTCTGATGAAGCGACGCAGTTTGATGAGTTTCGTAAAAATCTGACAATTCTTGCCGGGTTCTATGATGTGGTCACAACCATAAGAGGCGAGGTGAGATATCGGGCAAAAAGCCTGAGTTACGCGAATATGGATCAGGATGAGTTTGAACGTTGCTACAACGCAATGATTAATGCCGCGTTAAAGCATGTGTTTGGGCGCTCAAACAGCCCTGAACTGAATAACCGCCTGCTGTCGTTTTTCTGAGGTGATGATGCAGCAACGTAAACCTAAAAAATGCAAAGTGTGCGGAACCCCGTTTGTGCCGTTTCGCTCGTATCAGAAAGTTTGTTGCGGTCAGTGCGCACTTGAACTGGTCAGAAAAGAAAAGGCCATAGCCTCTGCAAAAGAACAGGCAGACAAACTTAAAGCGCGAAGAAGGGACTTACAGCCCCGCAGTTACTGGATTAAGCAGGCACAGCAGGCCGTGAATGCTTATATCAGGGAACGAGACCGTAATTTGCCGTGCGTTTCATGCGGGACATTCGATTCTGCTCAGTGGGATGCAGGTCATTACCGTACAACAGCTGCGGCTCCCCAACTCAGATTTGATGAACGCAATATCCACAAGCAATGCGTGGTGTGTAACCAGTACAAAAGCGGAAATCTCGTTCCGTATCGCGTCGAACTGATTAACCGCATCGGGCAGGAAGCAGTAGACGAAATCGAATCGAACCATAACCGCCATCGCTGGACTGTCGAAGAATGCAGGGCGATCAAGGCGAAGTATCAGCAGAAACTTAAAGACCTGCGAAACAGCAGAAGTGAGGCCGCATGACGTTCACAGTAAAAACCATTCCTGACATGCTCGTTGAGGCATATGGAAATCAGACAGAGGTAGCCCGAATACTGAACTGCAATCGTGCCACAGTCAGAAAATACATTGGCGATAAAGAAGGGAAAAGACACGCTATCGTCAACGGTGTTCTTATGGTTCACCGCGGATGGGGTAAAGATACTGATGCGTGATATCCGGCAGGTTCTTGAGCGCTGGGGGGCATGGGCGGCAAATAACTATGAGGATGTTACATGGTCGCCCATTGCTGCCGGATTTAAGGGACTGATCCCCGAAAA